GGCAGTTTCACAACGCGGTCGAGTGCGGGGATCTGGTCGAGCATCAAAACTACTTCCTTATCAATAAGGCTCCGGTTGGTGAATATTTCAGCTCTTTCCCTTGCGGCTGTTATGAGGTCATCAATCAGATCATCGTAATGTGATCCGGCTTCACCCAGGAAGGTTTTCGCCTGCTCCCTGGTGACTGGCTCTGTTTCGCTAAGCGTTTTATACAGCAGATTCATTTTTTAAGCCTGTCAATGATTTGTAAAGCGAGTTTTTCTCCAATGCCTTTGATTTCAACGAGCTGATCAACGGTGGCGATTTTCTTTATTTCGCTGTATGTGCGAAACCCGTTTTCTGTTAATGGCTTATAGCCTGGGAAATCTGTCGGAAGTTCGGTTTGTCTTTCTGACTTAACGGCAACGCCAAGTTCGATCATCTCATCAGCAAATGCTTCTGAAAACTCATGCTGTTGCCCTGCCATATATCCGTAACCGATCCCGGCGGTGTTTTTTATGAACTTTATCCTGGTTCGTTTCATTTTTATGATTTTATGTTTGTACCTGCCAGGTACCTGATCCCAATTAAGGGATCAGGCTGGCAGACCCAAAACAAATTCAACCATGAAGAGAAGAATTTTAGTCGTCGGTTTCGTCAACAGCGCCGGTGATGGCATCTGTCATGGCAGCGAATTTCTCCGGCCACAGTGTTTGAACGTCCCAGAATGAGTTGGTTGTGATAACGATCTTGTTGTTTTTCGCGCCGCTGTATGGATCTACGATCAGGTCAAGACCACCCCACTGGCCGATCATCAGTTCAGACCAATCGCCGAAGATGATGGCGCTGAGGTCGGTTGCTGTTTTTTCAAGGTTAGAAGGTACAAGATTAGAAACACCCACGGGATAACCGTTGATGTTGTTTTCGTTATGCGGCCATACGAACACTCCGGATCCGGCATCCATTTTTGTCGTTTTCAGTTTCGCCTTAACCTTGTGATTGGTAAGGTAAGCCAGGCGGCCCATCAGTGCATTTTCGATGGCAACTTCTTTTTCAAGGGCAACAAGGTGATCCCATGTTGGAACAGCGCCTTCGGCTCCGCCTACAACTGACCCTATTCCAGTGACATTCAGAATGCCGGTTGGATCGTTCCCGCCATCAGCACCGTTGATGGCTGCGGCCTCAACTGCCTGAGCAACCGCTCTGAGCAAATCACCCATAATCTTTTGCTCAATATTTTCAGGGGTTTGCACCATCAACTGTTTGTAAATCTCTGTATATGCTGCAAGCCTTTTGGGGCTCATTGATATTTTTGAAGTACCAATATTTGTGTTTGCCGCTTCACCGGTTTCGGTATTCCAACTTGCAACGGTTGAAGTCCCTTTCACGAAGTCAAGGTTGCCTACAAGCCCACCCATCATATTAACTCCAAGCTGAGAAAGAACGAGCATTGGGCGAAGTGCCATAATCAGGCCGCTGGTTGATGTTGGAACAAGCATTCCGCCTTCATCGCCGCCAGAACCTCCAGTTGCGTTCATGGATGATTGTGAACGTTTCATAATGCTGTCAATAGCAACGTTGGGGACCCCAACACCACTTAGAGACACGCCAGACCTTCGGGCTTCCTGTTCGGCTTCCTGGTGCATTTCAGCTTCAATACCATCGAGCGAACGCCCTTCTGATTTCAGCTGAATAAGTCGTGCCAGAGAGAACTTAGCCAGGTCTCTTTCGTCTTGGCTTTTACGCTGCTCGTTTGCCTGGTTGCCTGCCATAATCAACGCGCGTTTTTCATCTGCCTCTAATTCTTTTAGCGTTTCGGTGAGAATGTCAAAATCGCTTCTGAGCTGCTCATACTTTGTTTTCTCTTCATCTGTAAAGTCTCGTTTCTCAGACTTTCGAAGCTGGATCATTTCATTCATTTTGTCCCATATTTTGGAACGCTTTTGTTTTGCATCATCGCTATTTTCGATGTTGCTCAAAAGTTTGTCATTTGTCATTTTTCTGTTATTTAAGGGGTTAATAAATAGTTTTTAAAGTAATATTTTTCTAATGTTCAATTCTGCTTCCGCATCTTTCAGATCGTCGTGCTTTGGCTTTTGTGATTCTTTCCACTCATCGTATGACCTTTTTGCCAGCTCGGATGTTGCTTGTAAGTAAGCTGGATTAACGACCGGTGAAACGTCGTAAAGACGTTTGATCTTAAGCACGGTTCTGATCTCGTTACCTTCTTCATCTTCTTCCCATTTATCTTCTGAAATGGAAAATGAAAATGATGAGTGCTGTACATCGCCGCGTTTGAGGCTTTCAACCAGATCGCGCCCTGCAGTAGTGTTTGGCGGGCTGAAACTGTATCTCAGTCCGGCATCGTCAACTTCCAGTGTGAGTGTTTTGCTGATTGTACGTGCCAGCACCATATCGATATTATGATTGAATAATGCAACCACATCATTCATGTCTGCATTTTCGAGCGCACCCCTATCAATCTTTTCGCGAAACCATCCAATGGTACGTGAGAGCGAATTGAACTTGAGCGCGTAACCAACAACATGATCTTGTGTTTCATCGCCTTCGCCGCGCTGTTCAATCACCACTGGATTGTCGGCACACCGGATTTCAAATGCTGTATTACTTTTTCGTGTTTCCATCATTATATTTATTTTTAATATCATCAATTGGAATATAAGCCCCTTGCGCGAAGTATTGATCACCGCCTTCATACGGTGGTTCGTTTTCAAGTTTTCGGATTTGGTTCGGGCTCATTGAACCTATTGAGAACATTGCCCGGTAATAATCAGATCTTGTTTTGCTGTCGCCCCTGAGCAGGCCGTTTAGGTTGAACTCACAGAAATACTTTCCGCGGTCATCAGCATTGAAAAGCTTTTTGTTCAGTTCGGCTTCCCATCGTTTTATCCAGGGCGTGAGTGTGAACATTACAAATTCCATCCCCTGATGTTCGATGTTGTTGTGTGTTGCGCGTTCAAGATCCATCAGTAAGTGAGGCGCTATGCCAAACATTCGTGCGACCTCAGCTATTTGAAATTGGCGCGTCTCAAGAAACTGAGCATCTTCTGGCGGTATTCCAATACGAACATATTTTGCATCGCCTTCAAGTATTGCTGTGTTATGTGACTTTGAAAGCCCGCGATATTTTTCGTTCCATGACGTTCTAATTCGGTCATAAGCAGTATCATTCAAACTGCCTGGCACCTGAATAACGCCGTCCATGTTGGCACCCGATCCAAAGAAGCGAGCTCCAAATGTTTGCGCTGCCAGGCTGAGACCCATTGATTCGCGCATCACTGTAAGCGGGCTGTACCCTTGTTTTCCGTCAAAAGAAAGTCCGGGAACGTGAATCATATCTTTGCCAGGCACAGTATAAACATAATTATCAACCCTGACCTGGTAATATCTTTCTTCTTCTCGGAGAAGGGGAAGCACTGAGGATGGGTGTGCCATGATCAGCTCTTTCGGATATCCGTTGTCATCACGCCGTATAATTGCATAAGTGTTTCCCCACATCAACAACACGGCCTGCAATGTTTCGCGAAAAATGAAATCAGTGGTATTTTTGTTTGGTTGATTTAAGACCAGGGCAGATCTGTGGGCATCATCGCGTAAGCGTGAACCATCGTTGTTTCTTTTGTAAACGTGCAATGGCAATGCTGCGATGGTACCGGAAAGGATATTGACAGCCCGCCAAACGGCTGTAAGTGTTAAGATAGATGATTCGGTGACGTTGACACCGGCAGAAGTACTGATCCCACCCAGTGTTTGAAGTAGCTGTGGAGATGGTTGATCTAAGGTTCCGAGGCTCTCAGAGCGAGTTTCCCATATCGGAACACCAAATATTCGGAATTGTTTTTTCACTACCGTAATGCTTTTGTGCAATTATACGGTAGTATTTTCGATAAATAGGTGTAGCAATGTTACACAAATTTAATTTGGGTAACATTGCTACACAAAAAAAGGTTAATTACTTTTTCAGGATAATAAGCAGCTGCTGTCTATGCCTGGGCAGGCTTTCATATTTCTCTTTTGTTATTCCTCTGATCTTTCCGGTAAGAGTGTCTTCAACAATCAATTCGCCATCAATATCGCCATACACTTTTCCGGTGGTTTGATGGTTAAACATTTTTCGTAGAAGGGTGTTTGTTGCTTGCTGGTTTTTTACAATCTCATTGATCTTGTAATACCAGAGAAACACTGCTCTTAGTGCAAAGAATAATCCGATTGCCGCTAAGATTGAAATTGTAATAATAAAAGAATCGTCCATAGTTTTAATGTTTTGGGGTTAATGATTACAATATGAAGTTAAAATTCCTTCAATTTCTTTTCTTGCTTCTTCAGGTACGTTTGATGTGATTACGATCATTGGATCGCCTGCCGGATATGGTACCATATATCCACCGCATTCAGATGGTCGTCTTCTAACCACCGTTGAGGTAAATATTTCAGCGTTTTTTATTTCTGTTTCTTCTCCTGTTTTTGGTTCTCTTAACACTACTTTCATGGCTTTAATGTTTTGGGTTAATAATTGGGTTGCAAGTTAGTAATATTATTAATTGTTTCGAAGTAATCTGTTTTTTGTTTGTCGAAAACTGTTGTAGCATGTGTATCGCCGTCGCGAAAATATGCCCTCGTATTCTACCTCAGTGGCTTCGTATGCTGCTAATTGCGTGATCTCGTTGTCCTGCCGCAAGTGATGTAGGTATCGTTTAAAAAATCCCTGTGCTGTGCTCAACTGGATAATTAATTGCTTTTCCGTCATAGCTTTCAGATAAATGATTATTGATTAGTGATTCTATTTTTTGAATGTCATCTGTGTATATACATCTTGTTTCGATCATATTTTGAACCATCCTGCACGAATACACAACCGTTGAATGGTCTTTCCTAAAATAATCACCTATTTCCTGCACGGTTTTTTTTGTGTACTTCCGAAAAAAAAACATTGCAATTTGCCTGGCAATCACCACCTTTTCCTTTCTGGTTGGATTCCAAATTTGATATCGTTTCAGATGAAAGTAATCCTCAACGATGCAGTGAATGTCTGCTCTTATAGTGTTTTCTATTTCAAGCCCTGGCAGTATATATGCATTCATATTGTCCGGATCCCCCTTTCTGAGTATATTTCGTTTAAGTCCGCTTTCTTTTCGCCACCAATGGCTGTAAGGTATTCGCCCAGGGCCATCACGCAAGCCACAGCACCGTCAACCTTTTCGCTGCTCTTTCCTTTGTCAAGTTTGACGTTACCGGCAGGATCACGCTGGATGTGAACGTTTGACATATTCCATGTGAGCACCGGATTACCTTCGTGATTCATTTGTTTCTTCAAAACCTCTTTTTCGAATTCTTTTGTCGGGGCTGACATTGAAGCATAGCCCTGACCAAAAGGATTCATAGTAACTCCCTGATCGGCCAGATCGACAACGAGCTGCGAGCTATTCCAGCGGTCATAAGCGATGCTTCGCACTTTGTATGTCTCGCAAAGTCGCAGTATGTCGGCTTTGATATAGTTGTAATCAGTTACGTTGCCGGGTGTGGTTCGCACGTAGCCCTCGCGGATCCACCGGTCATAATTAATTCCCTTGTTTTTCACGCGCACAAGGATGATATGGTTTTCGGTGTGATGAAATCCGCAATGGGTGCCAG